ATTTAGTTCCTATAAAAAATTTACCATCTTCAGGATCGTATCCTGCAAATAAAGCAGGAGCTCCGTCCCACTTTACCGTGAGTTGAGTTTGACCTTTGCCTACTGTTTTTGCAAAATCAGTTATATATTCTATAGCTGCTTTAGCTCCTTTATCACCTCTCTCAAACAAATCTTCATCCGCATGAGTAAGATGTAAATTTTGAGCAGAATCAGCTGCTTCGAATAAACTAAATCGTATTAAATCCATGTTAGTCTTTCTTTTGACTATTTATTTTATTAATGCGATTGTCTACAATGTCCCAGTTTATGATATTAAGAGAATGAGTAATATATCTTTCTACATCATTTCCAAAGTTAAACATATAAGCATGCTCCCAGCAATCTATAATCATAGCTATATTATCTACTATTCTATTATTAGGAATAATATTAATGTAGCCACTATTATTCATGAAAACCCAACCATTACCTTGTATCTGTTTAGCTTTATCTTTTAGAGTAGAAATAAATCTATCAAATGAACCGTAACGTAAATCAATAACATTCAGAGATTTACCTATTGGTTCATTATTTTGTCTTACTTCTCTAATATTTTCAAAATAAAGATTATGAAGAAAAGCTCCTGCTTTATCAAAAGCAAAATCTCCTTCACCTTTATTAAATCTATCTACGTGTTGCTTATAGATAGAGTTGTAGTGAAGATCAAAACTTTGTTCACTTATAACAGGTTTTAATTTACTTATATCATAACTGATATGAGTCTGTTCAAGCATCTTCATTAGCTAGCTCTTTTGCTTTTTTTATATACTCTTTTGCTTCTTCATTTAGTTTTTTAGCTTCTCTCTTTCTAAGATCAGCCATTTCTAAATATTCTTCTGCTAGCTTTTCATTTGACTTTTCTTCTTTTACAGTTTCTTCGTTCTGAATTTGCAATTGAGGAAGAGCTTCGTTTATCACATCTATAGAAATATCATATACTTCAGTAATTCTTTTATCTTTAGCTAAGCAGACTATATCTGCTTCTGCAGGATCTACTGCTTCTAACATTTCTATAAAAAATCTCTCTATTTGAAGAGGTCGCATATTCATAGATTGCGTTGACCTTACAATTACTGGAAAGATTTTAATATATTCCCATAGCGATGCATGATTAGGTCCATCAGCTCCTTCATTTCTATTGAATGGTGGTATTCCATCTGGAAGCATAGGTTGAATAGTTTCACAATAATTCATCTTCAATATTCTATGAAGAGGAGTATGATCGTAATATTTTTGTTTAAGTGTTTTTATTTTGAGTTCATCTGATTTAAGATCACTAATCTCTTTTAGTATCTCATGAACCTGCATGTCTCTTGCTTTGATTGCCATCGCCCATTCCTTTTCTTACTTTATTCATAATATTTTCTGCATCTCTCTGCAATGTCCTAGGTAAACCTGACCTAAAACCTATATACTTTGAACTATCTTCAGTATAATCTTCTAATTGCCCTGCAGATGCAAGAGCTCTCATCGCTGAAGCTGACATTCCTGAAACTGTTTTAACCTTTTTCTTATCAGTCTCTGTATCGTCAACAGCATCTGGATCTCTTTCTCCGGCAGATACTATTTTTATCTTATCAAAAGTATAATCTTTACCATTATATCTATTAATGAGATCTCTAAAATCTCTTACTCTATCTGAGCCAACAACCATAACTACTTCTTTATAAGATTTTTCAAGCTCTTGCATTACCTTTATTATAGTATTAGATCTAGACATTTTAACAATATTACCGAAAGCTTTTTTAGCTAACTTAATTTTATCAGAATAATCTAAAGGATCTTTGTTTTTGTTTTGAGTATGAGATAGATAGATGAGAGGGTCACCTTTTTGTCTTCTGGCAACCGCTCTCACTTTATTCACCAGTTTTTCATGTCCTATAGTAGGAGGATTCATCCTACCAAAAGTGAAAACTACCTTAGACATTAATAACTGTTAAATGCCTTATATTCATGTACATCTTCTGTCAATGCGTCAGTATCAGAGTCATAGCTAGTAGCTGTCTGTACTGATGATTTTGCCATTGGCATAGCATCTAAGATTTCGATGTTGAATACTGCATTATCTGCACCGTCTGAGTCACCTACGACTCTGTACTTAATACCAAAACCTGCTTTAGTTGCAACTAATGGTGAATTTTCTGCAATATGATCATGATCAACCGCTAGATAGTCAGAGTCAGAAGACGCCACAGGACCACCAGATGTTGATTTTTTTGATGTTGGTCTTACATATACCATTTGGAGTACTCCTTCTTAAAATACTTATTTGGATCCAAAGTATTTATCTTATTTCAAAATCCTGGAGACTTTCCATAAGCAGCTTCATCTGATTCTTAGTAAATAGCGTCATAAGCCTGTTAATACTACCTTTTGCTGGCTCATTAAACTTATCTATAATTTGCTCTTTTAGATAATCTGGAGTTCTGCTAAGGTCAATCATATCTCTATTACGAATAATACGTCTAGCTATAGTAGTACCTAGAGCTTCAGGATCTTCCATAAGCATTTGCATCTTAGATTTTCGCAAAGGAGTCTGTCTAGCATTTTCTTCTAGAAATACATTGTCATCTGACATAACATTAGGAACACCGTCTCCCATATCACCCTTAAGCACCTTTATCTCTAGATCAGTAACAGGATCTACATCTGGTTCTACCCATTTTTTCTGAATATTAGAGAACTGTTTTACATTAGGATATTTTTGCAATTGCACAAAATCTTTATCAGGAGATACAATTACAATAGGTTTAGGATTACTATTAGCAGCTACTATAGTAGCAATACAATCATCTGCTTCACATTTATCTATACGAACACATCTATAAGGAGAATATTCTTCTACTTCCTCTCTTACAGCATTCATCATAGTAAAAATAGCATTCCAGTCATGCTTAGAATCTTTTCTTTGCTTCTTACGATTACCTTTATACTCAGGAAAAGTCTCTTTACGCCAGTTGTTTGTAGCGTCCATACAGATAACCATTTCGCCAAACTCATCACGAAACTTCTCATTATACTGACGAATAATATTGAAGATCTGATGCCGAACTAAGTCAGGTTCATCCATAAAGTCATCTACACGAACCATAATAGAAGACATAGCTATCGAAGAATAGTCTAGAAGTATCATATCACACCTATATTTTGTTTATATTATTATACGTTATTTGACTCAGATTTTCCAAACTCTGTAAAATAACTGTTATCCGTAAAAGTTCCTCTAGTATTTTCTACAGAGTATTCAGTCATATCGATCTTATAACCAGGATTACCTTTTATAGGATCATGAACCCAGGCATCATCATGCCATATAGTTCTATTATTAGGATAAGCAAAATAGTTACCATCATCCATTTTAAAAACATGAGCACATTTATGTTCAGGAGTTTCAGAAAAATTAGTATTAGTCATTCCTGCTTTATTTTCCCATGCCCAATCAAGAGTAAAAAGATATACACCAGAATGAAACTTTCCTGTATAATCTAATAAGTTAGCTCTTAAGTTACCTAATCTACTTCTGACTTGTACATCTACATACGGACTAAAGCAATCCCAATACATATGAATATTTAGAGGATGAATAGGAGCATCTTTTTTCCAACAAAAAGCTGAGATAGGTCTTCTAGTCCAGTTAACACCATTTTCTAAAAAACCTTCAAATAAAGGAACTCTTTTTTCCATACTTGCTACACTATGAATATCACAAGGAGTGTATTCTCCATGTCCTTTTTCATGATTAAACAAATACTCATTACGTATATAAGCTGTAATACAAGGTATATTATGGTTTAGATAAGCCAATCTTTTTCCTCCTCTGGATAATTACATAATAGTTCTTCATTTATTTTTATATTAGTTATACTTACATAGTCTCCTAATAGATGATTAAAAACAACATTAGGTTTATTACTATGATTAACATAATAACTCATACCTAAGGTACTTGGATGACCTGCAATCCAAAAACCTTCTTCATTAATATGACATAATTTTGATACTAATTTTTTTACAGAGTTATCTTTAAGAATGCTCCAAGGGTAAAATAAATCTTTTGGAACATATTCAAATATTCTTTTATGAGCTGCTATTTCTTTTATAGCAAAAACACCTACACCTTTGCAGACATTACTTGGTCTAAGTTCAACATAATGATTATCAAACATATTATTCCCAGTTTATATCCATTATAGGTTTAGTATCAGTTACTGGATTCTGAGCTGCTTCATTTTGAGCTTCTATACTTACAGGTTGATTATCTAGATCAATAACTCTCATTTTAGGATAATCAACTTCTAATAACCAGTTACGTCTATCAGCTGGATCTCCATATCTATTCTTAAGCTGAGTAAATCTAATATAACCTTCATCTCTAAGTCTATCATTAGTAGTCATAGCAAAGAAATAATCAGCAGTCATAGGAAGACCAAATGACTCGGATACTGAAGTAATCTCTACATCAGCATCGCTAAAGCCTTGACGATTAGTCTGAGTAGCAGTAAGCACCGGTAAATCAAACTCCATAGCTAATGCTCTCAGTTCTTCTGCGGTAGACTTTATCTGTTCATATGAACTAGAAGACTTACTAGCATTCATAGAAGCACAGATATTAAGATAATCTACACATACTAGATCAGGTTCAAAGTCTTTTTTCTGTTTTAGTTCTTTTAGTAGTGCTCTAAAATGACCTGCATGAGCTGACTTAGTAGGGTATTCTTTTACTACTAACTGACCTTTAGTCTTAAGTT